TTTTAGTGAGAACGGAGATTCATACGAGAGGTTCTAAAATTAATATATACCCTATGGAAATTAAGAAAAGTATATTTGAGGTTAGAAATGATATAATCTTTGAACTCGCAAAAAAAGCTCCTGATGTTTTAAGAGGTAAGTTCGCACTGGACCATATTATATGGGGGGTGATGGAGGAGTGTAATGATTTAACACTTTGGTTAATAACAGATAAAATACTAAAAGCAAAAAACATAACAGAAATTATAATAAGGTTTGATGCTTGTATAGACATTATATGTGATTATTTAAATTCAACGGAACAGATTGTTTTAGCGATATACTGGATGTCTATTCTAAAAGCAATGAAAGAAAAATGTGAAGTGGAAGACCAATTTGAAGCTTGTTCTAATATAAAAAGATTTATGGAAGAATACTTTATAATCACACCAGAGGACGATGACGAATAAGGATAGGATAATTATAAAGATATACGAGAGTAAAGTCATTGAAGCTTATTGTAGAACTTTACACAATGATTATGAGGAACTCAAATCACAACTAATCTATCAATTGATTAAAATGCCAGAGTCAAAAATGGTTACAGCAGAAACAAATGGTTATTTAGAATACTTATGTTTTACTATCTGTAAAAGAATACTTTATGGTAATGTAAAAGATAGTGGTATATTCTACCTAAACAAAAAACATTTATCATTAGAAGAAGGATATGGTTATAACATTATTGACGATTCAACAGATGATGATAACACACTAAGGAATTTAGATATAGTAAATGAAATAGTAAACGGACAACATTGGTATAACAAAACACTATTCAACTACCATTATCGCGACGGATATAAATTGAGAGAGATAGCAGAGATGACTGGTATAAACATAAAGTCAGTTGCTTATACAATAAGAAAAACTCGTGACGAGATAAAAAAGAAAATAAAAGATGATAGAAACATTAATTAGTATTTGGGTTTTAAGTTGGTTTATAACACGATTTGAACCCCTACAAATGATTTTAGAACCACTACCTAATAAACTTATCATAAACTTAATTAAACTCCTTATAACCTGTCTAAAATGTGTTTCATTTTGGGGAACTTTAATATGGACGCAGGATATAATACTGGCATCTGGAATGGCTTTTATAAGTTTTTGGTATGATAAGTGGATTGGTCCAATAGAAAGAAGAGTTAGATTATGAAATATAAAATAATAAATGAAGATTGCTTTGAAGCAATAAAACGAATACCAGACAATTCAATTGATTTAGTAATAACATCTCCACCATATTCGGACATAGTTAATTATGGAAAAGATGTATCAACAAAAAAACCAGATGATTATTGTGATTGGATACTACCTTTATTTAAGGAGATATGGAGAGTTCTTAAACCATCAGGTTCATTCATTCTAAACATTAATGATAAGACAGAAAAAGGATTAAGAAGCACTTACATATATGATTTGATTAGTAGAAACAATAAAGAAACATCATTAAAGTTATACGATACTTATATTTGGCATAAAAGAAATGGAATACCAAATGGTGGGACAAAAAGATTTAGAAATACAACAGAGTTTATATTTCACTTTTGTAAAGATAATAAACAAATGAAGTTTTATATGGATAGAGTTTTACAAGAACAAAAGTCATCATCTAAAAATAGATTAAATTATGAAATGGTTGATTATCAAGGTGATGTTGTAGATGGTGTTAGGGTAGTTAATAAAGAACTAAGACAACAACCTAATAAAGTAAGACCTGATAATGTTGTAAGATTTTCAACAGCCGCTGCTTCAAGAGATAATTTAATTAAACATCCAGCACCATATCATAAAGAACTACCATTATATTATATAAACCTTTTAACAGATGAGGGTGATGTTGTGTTAGACCCATTTAGTGGTATTGGAACAACTGGTATTGCTTGTAAAGAATTAGATAGAAAGTATATTGGATTTGAGTTAAATACCACATATGCTGATTTTAGTTTAAAAAGATTGGAAGGTATATTAGATGATGAATATGTTGTTAATCAATATACATTAGATGATGAATTTATCAAGTCATACCCAAATCGTTCATCGGCTAAAAGAGATAACCCAGAAATATCGGAAGAGAATATAATAAGATGTTATAATGGGTGGTATAAGTCAGCTGGTGGTTATAAATGGAAGTTAGAAAAGAAATGAAATACCTAATAATCGGTTTATCTTGTTTTATCATTGAGATAGCATCTACAATGTATATTTCAACAGTAAGTTCCAACTCACCTTATATGATGTTTTGGGCATTCATCGGTCCGTTTTTAGGATTACCATTCATAGGATATATTGTAGATGAAAAGACTTGGTTAGGTAGATTTAAGATTGCTATATCATCGGGTGTTGGATACACATTAGGTTCGTTGATAATTTTTATGATAAATAAATGATAAATGATTAGAAAAATATACTATTAAATATATTATATAAAAAACAAATTGAATATGAGAGAATGTAGTAAGTGTGGTATAGAAAAAGAATTAGAACAATTCCCACCAGCAAAAAGATATAAAGAAGGTCGTAAAAGACATTGTAGAACCTGTGATTCTATCAGGAATAAGAAGTATTATCAAGAGAATAAAGAAGTCCGTAAGCAATGGTTTAGGGAATACTACAAAAACAACAGAGAAAAGTTCTTAGAACAAAGAAAAGAGTATGTTAAAGATGAAACAATAAAAGAACATCTTAAAGAATATGGTAAAAAGTATTATCACGAGAATAAAGAAGTGATGAAAGAAACACATACTAACTGGGTTAATGAAAACAGAGATAGATGGAATGAGTATCAAAGGGAATACGCTAAGATGAGAAAGAAAAAACTAAAGGAACAGAATGAAAAGAGTAAGCGATATGTTAATCCCACAGAATGACCCAACAGAAGAATTCCAAGATGAACTGATAGAACTATTACATAACTTAAAGATACAAATGATAAAGTTTGAGGACAACGAGGACATATCAACCAATATGTTTTTTATGTTAAAGATTTTCTTTAATGATATAGTGATAAAAGATTTAATAGAAAGTATTTATCCAGAACAAAAGGTTAAACAATTGATGAGACAACACGTCATAGATGAAATACTAAAAAAATAAAATGAATATGAAAAAAACAAAATTAATGTTAGGTGATAATATAGAGTCTAAAAAGAACACACACCCTACCATAAAGCCAGTCGCACTTATGTCTTATCTTGTTAGATTAGTAACACCACCAAATGGAATTGTCCTTGACCCGTTTATGGGTTCTGGTTCAACTGGTATAGCCGCACAATTAGAAGGATTTAGATTTTGTGGAATGGAAATGGACGCAGATTACTTTAAGATTGCTGAGGCAAGAATAGAGAACTACGAACAATATAAAAAATTTATTAAGTAATATGGAATACGATGTTAAAGACCAAGAAGAAATAATGAGATTATACAGAGTGGTAAACGCTAACCAAACAGATATGGATTCAATCTATCATCTCCTAAAGAAATATGTTAGACCAGGAGCACCAATGTATATTCTTAATTGTAACTGCCAACAATCTATCTCTGCTTATTATCAAGCACTATTAAGTTGGTATGAAGAAAACAAAGAGAACTTTGATAAAAAATAATATAATACATCGTGGCAAAGAAGTATGATAGAGAATTCTTGGTTGCTAAAATAGCAATGATGAGAATAAAAGGTAAGTCAACACACACCATATTAGAATTTCTAATGGAAGAAGTTGGTATGTCTAGAAAAATAGCTTACGAAGTCCTACAAGACGCTCAAAAGTATATTATGGAACAAACCAATGAAGATACTAAGGTAGCATTCTCGGAAGCAATACAAAGATTAGAGATACTTTATGAAGATGGTGATAACAAAACTAAACTTGACGTTCTAAAAGAGCTGAATAAGTTAAGAGGATTATATGCTACTCAAAAGATAGACATCACATCAGCGGGTGAAGCAATCACAGAGATTAGATTAGTCCAAATAAAAAGTAAAGATGACTTAGATGGCGGAACTAACGATTAAACAAACACCAGTGTTTAATTGGAACTTTGATGCTCTTAACAACCCTAATATAAGATTTGTAATCAATCAAGGAGGTTCTCGTTCATCAAAGACTTACTCACTATGCCAAATGGTTATAGTGTATTGTTTAACAACGCCAGGAAAGATGGTTTCTATAATAAGAAAGACGTTTCCTACACTAAGAGGAACTGTTATGAGAGACTTCTTTGAGGTAATGAATGATTTAGGACTTTACGAACAAGCATCACATCATAAAACAGAAAACATCTATCATTTTCCTAATGGTTCTATGGTAGAATTCTTTGGTGCTGATAACGAACAAAAGTTAAGAGGTAGAAAAAGAGATGTTCTATGGGTAAATGAAAGCAACGAACTAAACTTTGAGGAATTTACACAGTTGAATATGAGAACAACAGAAAAACTTATATTTGACTTTAACCCAAGTGAGAACTTCCACTGGTTATATGACTTAATATCTCGTCCAGAATCTATTCTAATCCATTCCACCTATAAAGATAATCCATTTCTAAATGAAAGTCAAGTAAGAGAGATAGAAAACCTTATAATGTATGACGAAAGTTATTATAAAATCTATGCGTTAGGTGAAAAAGGCTCGGGTAAAACAACAATCTATACTCATTGGAAGTATTATGAAACTTTACCTGAAATAAAGGACACAGTATATGGACTGGATTTTGGTTTTAACCACCCAACATCACTCGTGGAATGTAACTGGATAGATGATAAGGTATTCGTTCGTCAAATCGTTTATAAAGAGGGTTTAACGTCATCGGATTTAGTTAAGTTGATGGACGAATTAGAAGTAAGTAAGAAAAAAGAAATTGCTTGTGACTCAGCAAGACCAGAAATTATAGAAGATTTAAGAAGAAGGGGTTATAACGCGAAAGGAGCAATCAAAGACGTAAAGGATGGGATTGACTCTGTTAAGTCATCACAATTATTTATCCATAAAGAAAGTATAGATTTAATAAAAGAGATTGCTGCTTATAAGTGGAAAACAAATGGTGATATACTATTAGACGAACCAGTTAAAGCTTATGATGATGGGATGGACGCAATG